AACACTTTTGGGCTATAGTATCACCTATTATATGAAACCATACGTGATTGGAATTATGATTACATTTTTTATTTTCACAATATTTAGAATTTGTTGAGACGAGAAACTGCTTGTTATATTTAAATATTTTGGTGATTGATGCGGTAGTTTGCCCTTCTACATTTTTACGAACGAATGCTTCGACAAGTAAAAGAGCCTCTTGGTCCTTGAACTCATTTTTAGTTTGTAGTTTTGTAAATGTAGCTTCTTCGCGAGTTCCTTCTATGATAACCGGTTCCATGCTTTGTGTACGTAACGTTGCCATATGTAATATGTCAACGGACGGTTTTTGTTCAGTCTTTTGTAATGTGGATGAAGGACCGTGTTTGTATATAAATATGGGTAAATATTCACTTTGTGTTTCTTTACCGGTGTTATTACATAACTCACATCCCTGACCGGCACACGCTTCATGTTTTCCCTTTTTATGTGACCAAGGCATACGGAACCCACTTCCTTTCGTATTACGTGAACTATTACCATAGACTGAAATATCAACAATATCTTTCCAATCACGTGATCCGTACGCTAAGTTTAACGTATTTATAACATGATCTCTGAGACCCAATGCGGATGATCTATTTACAACAAAACCTGGCCAGTTTATATGTATACCTGTTTTTATGAGTGTGTCTATGGGTTTAGGTTCAGCGACAGATATCAAAGCGTCTTTACCACCAAACTTTGAGACTTTGTCACATATGACTTTACATACACTCTTAATCTGTTCAAATGACATTTCTTCATCATCTTTATAATCAAGATCCATGAAAAAATTGTAATTTTCCGTTTTCTGTTCAACGACAAATATCTTTTCACCGGAGTTATATACTTCTACACATTTTTCATAAAAGTCATTCAATTTATCAAATGGCACGGAGAGGACACCACCGTCCATGAGCACATGTGATAAATCGGAGTTATTAGCAAAACCTTGGTCTTTACACCAACGTTTAAACATACTTACCTATTATTCTATTTATCTTTTTATATTGTTTATTCGTCTTCATACTCGTGACGCCAAATAGAGCGTCTATATGAGACTTCCGGATAATTTTCTTCTTCTGATAAACTTTTCTTTAAAACGAGGAGTTCATAGACTTTATCCTCTTTGTGTAATTCAACGTACCTTTCCGCTCTTTCTGATGTATATGCGTGCCTTTCAATGAGAAGCTCGCGTATTTGGGATAAAATGTAGTTCTTAGACTTCATTATTTAATAGAGAAGGTTTTTCTATCGAGAGAAGTTACACACGCGTAAAATTCTGGATTGTTAAGTACATTCTTAACAATACGATCCCATTGTTTTTTAGTACTGAACTCTGAGAGTGTTTCAAAATTCATGAAATCATTTTCATCGTGTGTTCTCTTGATAGGCTGTTTCTGAATCTTACGGAGATTCATTTTCTGTTTTTCATCATTAAACTTACGTATAAGTTCAGCCTGTTCCTGTATGGTATAGTTTACGAAAAACACGTAAACGTTATATTCGAGTTCCACTCCTGGACTTTCTGTTACTACAAACTTAAATTCTGTATATTCACCTTTTTTCAAAGAAACAACCCCTCTGGTTTCTTCTTCAAGTTCTCTCAAAGCACATCTAATGGGATTTGGAATTTCCCTTCGCCTACACCCTCCGGTGACGAAAATCCAATCTTTGAATCTTCGATCCCGGACAGTGAGAAATCGTGGTTTATCACCTATAAAAGTGACGGGTACTGCAATTGCTTTATATTTTTTCATTGCTTATTTGCAAGTTATAATTGAATAAGATGATTATTCTGAAGATTCTTCTTCATCATCATCAACTTGGGTTTCAAAAACTTCCTCTTTTTCCGTTTCTACAACTGGTACAGATTTCACTTGCGGTGGTGGTCTGGATAAATGTGTCATGAGGTTTCCATAAAATCCTTTCACATTATCCATTTCTGATTTCGTTTTGTTAAGTTCTCTGTACATGTACATTGTGGCAACAATACACATGAGCACGGCAACTATAGTCGCGGTATCGCGATCGAATGTAAACATTTTATATATAAAATTACGAGCTAATTTTTTAAGTTCCTATAATCGCACCCATGTGCGTTCTTTTTTCGGTTGGACACGGGTACCCCATTTTTCCAAACTGGATCTCCTGGTAATGCCCTTCTTTACACTCTGCATTCTGAGGAGGTTTTTCTGGTTTTTTACCAACTAAATGATCTAAAGTACCTGATTTTGGGTCATACGTTATAACAAAGACAAATGCTAAGAGAAAAATTAATTGCCAAAACATTTATAATAAATGGATAAATTAAATTAGTTGGAATACATCAAACCACCCATACCATTTTCGATACGGAGGACGTTGTAGTTGACGGCGTAGATATCATCACTCGAGTTGGCTGTGTCATTGACAAGTCTCGCGGAATCGAGTCTACTAAAGTTGAGCGAACCGGTTGGTTGAACCTTTGACGTATCGAGACAGAATGGGTACAAGAAAAACTTGTCGTTTTCACCTGTAGCTGAAAGAGTACTTGTATATGATTGATCTTGCAAGTCAGCCAGTAAATTAGTTTCGGGTCCAGGAGATGTGGTTAAAATAGATGTAATTGGTTTGGAACCAACTGTGTGGTAATACGAAGTGACCGCGGTGTAGTGTGGATCAACGTATTTGAAATCGGCAACATCCGTACCATTGATTTGGAGTTTCATTTTATTTGCGACGGTTGCAATAGAAAGAGCACCACCATCTGCAGCTACCAAACACTTAATTGGGTGGTTAAAGTTTAATTCTTGAATTTTGGAAGCGGATGCGATAGCTTTTTGTGTTTGTGTAATAAGCATGTTTTGTGGTGCGGAAGACAAAGCGGTACGCTCGTCCGTGTCGAGGTGAATGAATTGACTATACACTTCATATGTAGCCTCATCGAGATCGGTACCCCAAGTAATTCTCAATTCCACATCGTGATATTGAAGAGCGATCAATGGGATGGCGGTTTGAGCGTTTTCACAAAACGAAAACCTGAGTGGGTAAAACTTACTTTCAGCTACTTCCCCAAATCCAGAAGTAGATTTAGTTAAGTTTTGTGCTAATATAGATGGCGCAATGTATTGCGAGAATTGAGATGTTTGTTCGTCAATGACTTGTCCACCAATGAGAAGTTCAACTTTGGAAATTGCTTTGACCCAATCGGCTGGTGAAAATTTGTGAGCTATACCCGCTTTAGTTGGAGCGATATACACGTACCCGACCATATCCCCTTTTCTTTCAAACCTGACGGTCGACATACCACCCGCGGATGGGTTGCCCTGGATAACCTGTCTCTCGACAGTTTGGGCGAAATTTGTGTGACGTTTATAGTTGGACCTGAAAAATGAAACTTCAGGTTGGCCGACGAGATGCGCATCTTGGGCACCTACGGCAACGAGTTGAGCAATACCTCCAGACATATTTTATATTATACTAAGGTTTTATTTTTTTAACCTAGGCAAATCCAATCGCATTCATATAAATATTTCCATATAAATTCGATAGTGTCATGAGTGCATGTTTGTCTTGGGTAACTGAAACATCGGTTGTCATTGCATAAAAATTTACATTCGTCAACTCTTTCGAAATATTTATATTACCCCCACTCGCGAGTATAGGTACGACAATTTGTGCACCCGTTATAAAATTTGAAAATACAAGATTTGAAACGTCAGTTGTTGAAACGACGAGTGGTGCTGTACCATACGTTTTTTCTTTTGCATCAATTGTTATTGTTCCAGAAGAGATAGTTGCAGAAATATCCGTATTCGTTAATTTTATATTTTGTGACGTGGTATTACCTGATATTGTAATATCACCTGTAGTAATTACATTTCCGGTATTTACGTTCCCTGATGTAACGAGGCCACCTAACGTGAGAACATTTGCGGTTACATTTGCACCTGCATTAACACTCACGACATCATCCAATGCAAAAGGTGATGCAGCGACATTTAAAGCGCCTATTGTAATGTTATCCGCTGAAACATTACCCGAAACCGTGAGTACATTAGACCCGTACGTGTTTACAGTAAGATTTGCAGATGCCGCTGATGGACCAATTGCTACATTTGCACCTTCCTCGATTATATTAGCGAGTGTTGAACCACCTTGCCCCCCTGAATCGTAGATTTCACCTGTTGTTGTGTTGAAAGATAAAACGTTATTCGAAGGGGATGTATAAGCCGGGTCAAGTTTTATCGCGTTATTTACTTTCAAAGATGCTACTGCACCCGCCGATGATTTAAGTAAAACATCACCGGCGTAATCAATTTGTTTTGTAGCTGCAATGTCAATATCACCCGCGGATGTTAAACCCGTGGTTGTGTTATTGAAAGCGA